ATGACACAATATGACGATAGAGTACAGTATCAGAGAGACCTGATAGCTGCAGAAGAGTGGGCAGAAACACCTAAGTATATTCATATTCATTCTATTAGTAGTAATCACTATGACACTAGACCACAAGATACTAAAGAAGGTACTGTAACTGATACTGCATATAACAGTGGTATCATTGTGAGAACTAGAAACGGAAAACATATTCATACTTTCGGAACAAAATTAAAAGGTGCAGAACTAGTTGATGCATATATCAAAGGTCTACAAGGGTAATGTCTAAACGCAGTCCTTTTGACTTTGTAAAGTCAGTCTCTTATGACAAAAAAGACCTCATGGTTGATGAGGTTGAAGAGAAAGCATATCAACCATTCCTTGCAAACAAATCTTTGTCTTACCACCAAGATTCTGTTTTCTTTATTAACGAGATGAACAATCGACACCACCTCGACAATCGTCTTCAATACGTCTTTTTACTAAATACTCTTAGGAAAAGACAAAGGTTTTCCAAATGGGAAAAACCTTATGTTAGTAAAAAACTCGATACAATAAAAAAGTATTATCGAATATCAACTCTACGAGCTAAAGAATACATGGAAGTGTTATCCGATAAACAGTATCGTGAGTTGAAAAACAGAATGAAAACTGGTGGTAAAAACAATGATTGAAAATGAAGATTTAGTATCGGAACTGGTCGAAATAACCTTCCCCGAAAAAGACGATTTCTTAAAGATAAGAGAGACACTATCTAGGATAGGTGTAGCGTCACGCAAGGACAACGAACTATTTCAATCATGTCATATCCTTCACAAACGTGGAAAGTACTATATTGTACACTTCAAAGAATTATTCAAATTAGACGGTAAACCAACTTCAATAGATGAGGGTGACTATGGTCGTAGAAATACTATCATTGCACTTCTTGAACAGTGGAAACTACTAAAAGTACTTGATAAGAGTAAAATAGAAGACCCTGTTGCACCTTTATCTCAAATTAAAATCATTCCATTCAAGGACAAAAACGAGTGGAAATTAACAACTAAATACACAATCGGCACGAATAAAACCTAAATATACCTGTAAGTATAACTTTACAGGAGAAATATATGTTAGAATTTATTCAGTGGGTTATAGCATGGGTACAGGTGATTCCTTGGTTAGTAATGGGGGCATCTTTAGTTGCAGCTCTTACACCGACACCAGTTGATGATGGACTGGTCAAAAAGGCTTATAAACTGCTTGACTGGGTCGCACTTAACGTGGGTAAAGCCAAAGATAAATAGTTTATAATATAGAATTATAGGAGAAATTATGGAATATATTATTTTAGGATTAATAGTTATTGCAGCTGTATATCTCGTATCAAATACGAAATCTTCTGCATCAAGTAAGAAAAAAGTTGTGAAGAAAAGCACACCTAGTGTTGCACAACTTAAAAAACTTACTAAAGTACAACTACTAGAATATGCAGACAAGAACAACATCAAAGTTAAAAGAAGTGGTTCTAAAGCAGAAGTAGTTAAAACTATTTCCTCACACAAATAGTGACTTGAATACAATCACGAAAGGGGCTGTAAAGCCCCTTTTTTTTGTCCTGAAAAAGTCGATTTGACGAAGTTGCTTCCCTAAATAGTGGCATGAGTGAAATATTCAGTTTGATAAGTGACGTGGGAGCTCCGATTGCAGGAAGTCTTGTAATGGGGTTCTTTATATTTACTGTTATCAAACAGATACTAGAAGGTGTAGTTGATGACATAAAAACCCTCACAATGTTTTGCACTTCTTTAGAAAACCGTGCAAGAGTTATGTCTAACGAAATGATTAAAATAGATTTATTAGTGTCTAAAGCATTAGAACTTAGACCCGATATTGAGAGAGTCGCTAGAGCTGAAAATTTCATAGAGGACGGAAGTATAGATTCAAGAAGGGATTAATTTATGGAAAGTGTGGCACAACTGATTGGAGATTACGGTTTTCCTATTGTTATGATGGTAGGACTAGGTTATTTTGTTTACTATGTTTGGTGGTTTGTTGGTGAAAATCTTGAACCCGAAGTAGAGAAACAACATTTTGCACTGATTAAACTTATCGACCAAGTAAGAATGTTAGACCAAGACCTCATCAGACTTCAACAAAAAGTCGATGTAGTCCTAGAAATGAAAGAAAACGATAAGAAGAGGGTAGCAAAAGAGAATGAAACTAAAAAAAGATAGAACTTTATTAGGAATTGGATGGGTAATCCTTTTCGTATTTTTTGCATCTACTGTAGAGGCAGATGAAATTGTACACAAATTTAAAAGTCCAAGCTTCAGTGGAATTGGACAAAGTTCGCATTATCTTACTATTGAGAATCAAGAGAAATCTAGACGGGATAAGATTGCTCAAGACATAAGAGACCAAATTGCCAAAGCAGAAAGAGAGGCAGATAATACAACGCTCGCCAAATTTTTAAGAAATGTAGAGAGCAGAATTTATGCTCAAATAGCAAAACAATTAGTAGAGAATATGTTCTCTAACGGTGAAGCAGCTTCATATGGAGTGTTCACTATTGAAGGAAACACGGTAACGTATGAGAAACTAGTCGGAGAAGATGGTGCAGAATTTATCAGATTAACGATTGTTTCAGAAGATGGAACCACAACAACATTAGATATACCTGTAGGTACTGGTAGTTTTTAAAATGAAGAATTTTGGTTTTGTAGGACTTTTATTGGTCTTGCTCACGACTGGGTGTGCAAGTGTTCCAACAGTAAATGATTCTTGTACAACTGCAATCATGGAAAAGATTGGAACTTGTATTGAACCTGCTGAAGCAGTAAAACTTCCTACACACTTAGAATTATTAGAATTACCACCTGCAGAAACAATGCCTATTGTTGCAGTTTACGGATTCTTGGATAAAACAGGACAACGTAAGAGCAAAGATGGAATCGCTTCTTTCTCAACTGCAGTAACACAAGGTGGTGAATCATTTCTTATCGATGCACTTAAAACTGCAGGACAAGGAACATGGTTCAGAGTAGTAGAACGTACAAGTCTAGATGCACTTGTAAGAGAAAGGCAAATTGTTCGTTCTGCAAGAGAAGATTTTGCGAATCAAGAGGGGAATGAAGATGCACCCACGGGAATTCAACCACTCTTATTTGCAGGAATCCTACTTGACGGTGGGATTATTGGATATGATACCAACATTGAATCGGGTGGCCGAGGCGCAAGATATTTAGGAATCGGTGCTTCAAACCAATATAGAAGAGATGTTGTAACAGTAAGTCTGAGAGGAATATCAACACTTACTGGTGAAATTTTACTTAATGTACAGACCACTAAGACAATTTTATCGACTGGTGGTGGTTATGATGTATTCCGTTTCGTTGATATGGATACGAAACTTGTGGAAATAGAGGACGGTGTAGCAACCAATGAAGGAGTTACGAAAGCAACTCGTTCTGCGATTGAACTTGCTGTTCTTGAATTAATCTATCAAGGTGATGAGAGAGGATATTGGAAGATAAATTGGCCGATAACTGAATCTAAAATAAAAGAGGAAGTGTCAGACTTTTTAGACGAAAATGAACTTGTTCTCGTTACAGAGGAAAACAACAATGAAGAATAAATTATTACTCATTATGTTAACATTAGGTCTACTACCTGCAGGTTTATATGCAGGAGCAGACGATAACGAAATTTGGTTGCAACAGTCAGGTACTGCGCTCGTATTGAATTTCACTCAGAAAGGTTATGGTAACAAAGTAGGTGGAGATGATTTCTCAGGTACATCTATAGACATGGTTCTTACTGGTGCAAATGTTGATTTCACACTTGTACAAACTGGTGACAGTAACAAGTTATATGGGCCTATGCTCGCTGATGATGCAGACATTAGTCTTACCTTTACTGGTAACTCAAATGTTATGGATTGGAATATAGGGTATCAAGGTTCTGCTGACGACCTTAATATGTTAGGTGTTATTGCTGGTGACTCAAACACATTCAATATTGATATTGGATATGATGCATCTGCAGAATATCTTAACTGGGACTTGGATTTAGACGGTGATTCAAACGTGTTCACTACAAAAGTAGATAGTGATAACGCAGTTTGGGACTGGGAAATTACAGGTGACAGTAACGACATTAACACTTTACAAATGGATGCAACTGATAACTCTATTAAAGCCGTTTTAACTGGTTCAAGTAATGATATAGACATCATTCAGAAATCAGGTTCAGACACTGGTTGTCCAAATGGTCAATCATGTAGTGGTATAATTGACGTATCTTTCGTGACTTCTAATGGCAATATCGACATCGTTCAAAAAGACGATAACGATACTTAATATTTTACTGGTCGGGTCGGTCTATGCATCAGACCCGATTGGTGAAATTATTGAGGAAAAAGGTTATGCTGGTCTAACTAGAGACGGGGATACAACCGTTCTACTTGCCAGTGAAAAACCTGATGTGTTGATGTATGACACAGCACAAACACAAAATGGACGAATGAAAATTCAGTTCGAAGGTTCTGAAGAACTTTCATTAACTGAACATTCTAAAGTTTGGATTGACGAGGTTTATTATGACCCCGACCCGTCACTCTCAAAAATGTCATTAAGAATGGCACAAGGCACCGCTCGATTTGCATCGGGTTTTGGTGGAAAAATTAACAAAGCGAATATTGATATAAGAACTCCAACTGCTACAATCGCAGTTAGAGGCACAGATTTCACAACTTCTATTGACGAAATCGGACGCTCGTTAATTATACTTTTGCCAGATAAGTGGGGTTCTCCTTCGGGAGTAATTGTAGTGTCAAATGCAGGTGGAGAAGTTACACTTGATGAAGCATATCAAGCAACAATGGTATCTACATTTGACGACTCACCAACTAAACCTGTTACAGTAAATGGAATAGACGTTAATATGATTGATAATATGTTTATTGTCAATCCACCTGAAGAGGTTAGTGACCAAGTTGCAGAAGAACAAGGTGGTGGAGAAAATGACGCTAACAATATTCTAGATGTAGACTTCTTAGAATTTACCGATTTAGAGGAAGATTACTTTGAAGATGATGAGCTAGAATATACAGAGTTAGATAGAGATTTATTAGAAGTTGATTTTCTCCAAGACTTATTAGATGTCGTTTTAGACATTGATAGAAAAGTTGGTATAGATGTAGAACGAGACCAAAAATTTGGAAGTGTTCGTTTAGAAGGAACAGTTGCAGGTTTTGATAAAGATTCTCAATATAATACAATTATAGATAAGGGAATTGGTCAAATATGGTTTTACAGGGAAGTGAATGGAATCATTTCTATTAGAATTCCTATGTTTGCACAAGCAAGTATTAGAACCATAACAGACGAAAAGGAGTCGCTAATTAAGGTGGGTGATGGTTCGTCTATAAATATAACCATTACACAAACTAACTAAGGAGACAATATGTTAGAGTTGTTAAGAAAATTTCGTATATGGCATGAAGACCAAATATTTGGGTTTCAGAATGCAATGAGAATAGATGATTACCATATGTTATGGTTTGCATTCGGCAAAGGAGTTTTATTTACGGCTATATTATTTTGGATTTTATAAATGAATAAACTTTTAATAATTTTAATGTTGATACCTTCGTTTGCATGGGCAGATGATAATCACAATCACGTCCACATAGAACAGGTTGCATCAGGAACTGTTGATATAGACATTACTCAAATTGGGTATGATAACACTATCGACTTTTCTTTTGCACATAGTGGTAATTCATTCGATTTATCACAATCAGGAAATGGTAACTCTATTTCTTGGGTCTCATATTGGGGTTCAGGAAAATCTTGGGGTGGAGACGTTGACGGTACAAACAATAGTGAAACCGTTATTCAGTCAGGTGGTGCAACATATGGAAGACACATATGGGGTAACAGTAATACCGTTGAAGTAGAACAAAGTGGAGACCATACACATAACCTAGACATTCATTCAAGTCAAGTAGAACATGATATTCTACAATCAGGTACTGGAACACACTACAATCACACTTACTTTTATGGAAGTGCAACTGCATCAGATACCACTATATCACAAACAGGAACTGGGAATCATAATTCCCAAATTAGACTTCAGGGAACTCAACCTACAACTTTGAACCTATCTCAGAGTGGAAGTACAAATAAATCTTACACATTAACACAAAATTGTTATACTTCAGGTGGGTGTACAATCAATGTTTCTCAAACAGATTAAAGCAAAAACTATGCGATTTTTGGAATGTTGCTTAATGAGGGTAACTAAATGGTAGAATGTCCTGAAGAGTATTATGAGTGTCTCACCGAAGAGGAATATGACGAACTGTTAGACCTATTCGATGAGAATGGTCTTGTAATGCCTGAATCACTAGGTGACGGTGAAGCAGCCGCACAATTTGTTTGGAATGTATTATTCCTAACACCTGCAGAATTAATCTATATCGGAATATCAATGTCTGTATTAGCATTTTACGGACTCTCTATATACTATATGTTCAAAAAGATACAGAAGAAATTCTCATGAGTGAAAGAATAGACGAGTTAATACAAAATTACAGAAAAGGTCAAAGACAAAAGTTTTGGTCTGCAGTATGGTCAGGAGTATTAGGTCTCGCACTAATAGGAATATGTTTATACATTTTCTTTTTTGCATGGCCAACCATTGAATAATGTATTCTTGGAAAACAGTATTAGTAACAATCGGGTTACTATTTACACTTAAAATTTGGAATCCATACTTTGTAGAAAACATCTCTTGGTCGTGGTTTGACTACTTACATAGCACACATAGTGTTCAAGAATACAATCCTGAATCAGGACTTCCCGAAATAGTTTTAGTCGATATTGACGAAAAGTCAGTAGAACAATACGGTCAGTTACCATTCCCACGCAAAATATACGCAGATAAAATGTTAGAATCACACTGGTCTAACACTTATGTGTTTACCCAAGTGTTCAGTGAACCCGATAGATTCGGGGGAGACGAAGAGTTCGCAACTGCACTAGTAAACAGATTATCAATCTTATCTTCTGCACCCACTATTCAAACCGATAAAGGTTCTAGTCCATTTGTAGGAACAAGTACTTTGGGGTCAGGAGACGCTAAAAACGCAGTATGGGGGACGCCAGGTGTCCTCAGTCCCATTCCTATACTAGAGGGAAACACTTATGGTGTAGGGGTAACTACTGCAACTCCTAGTCAATCAGGTACACCAAACTTCGATGGAACTATACGTTCTGCACCGTTACTCATGCAGGCGAACGGACAAATATATCCTTCACTTGCAGTTGAAGTGTTACGTGCTTATAATGACGAAAAATCTTATCAAATGAAAGTCACTGAAGAAGTTGGTGTTGAATGGGTCAGAGTCGGAAGACAAAAACCCATATCAACTACACCCCAAGGTGATTTAATGATAAGTTATTGGAATAAATTTAAAAGATATTCCTTCACTGATGAATTACCTGAAAATTCTATCCTTGTCTTTGGGGTAACTGCTGAAGGATTGAACAATCCAGTTTCAACCCCAATGGGTACAATGTATCCTCACGAAGTTCAAGCGAACCTGATTCAAACCGCTTTGACAGGAATTCAAATAAAGCAATCCTACTTTCTTGAATTTGTAGAAGTTGTTCTTCTTCTGGCAGTGCTTGTAATAGTGTTGGTAATGGTTTATAAGCTTCCCACAGCTCTTTCGGGGTCATTCTCTCTAATACTCGTAGGACTTCAGGTGGGTGGGAGTTTCTATATTTGGTCTTCAAGTCTCGTTCTCTTCGATACCTTCTTTTCATCTATGGCCTCCTTGATTGTTTTCGGTCATGCATCTTTTAACAAATACTATGTCACCTTCCAAGAAAAGCAACAAATAAAGAAGCAGTTCCAAAAATATTTATCGCCAGACATGATTGAAGAACTCCAAAAAGACCCTTCAAAATTGAGACTTGGTGGAGATAGAAAGGAAATGTCCTTCATGTTCATGGACATTATCGGGTTCACTCCAATCAGTGAGGCTTATAAAAACAGAGACGACCCTGAAGGATTAGTAGAACTTATAAACAAATTTCTAGACTTACAGACTAAAATAATTCTAAATAATGGTGGAACCATCGACAAATATATGGGCGACTGCATCATGAGTTTTTGGAATGCTCCTTTGGAATGCAAAAACCATGCAGAAATGGCAGTCAAATCAGCACTGGAAGTGTTGGAAGCAACTAAAGGATTAAACAATGACCTCAAACCTCTCAACCTGCCTCCTATTAATGTTGGCATTGGTATCTCCACAGGCGACTGCATCGTTGGAAACATGGGGTCAGAACTTAGATTTGACTATTCCGTCATTGGAGACGCCGTCAACTTGGGCGCTAGACTCGAAGGACAAACA